CAACTCCTGTGCCCATTCTAATGGTACCACTTTATTTGCATACTTGAAGCCGTGCTTCTCACACCAATCAGCATAGCTCGTGCCACTGACCTTGGATATTTTACGCTTGGCATTTTCAAACACAAATCTAATATCAATACCGGGGTGTTGCTTGGCAATAGCTAAGTGCTTGCGCCTATCCTGTGCAGTAAACCTGCCCTTGGTTTCAACGATCACACCATTTGTAAGTATAAAGTCAGGGGTGTACTTACGAAGGCACTTGTCTTCCCATTCAATCTTAATGGATTCGTATTCAAATTCTATTGCATTTTCTTGCAGGTACTCTTGCATCTTTACTTCAAGACCACTACGAAAGCCTAGCTTCTTAGCAACGGCATAGGAAGCCCGTCTTGCTTTGTTGGCAGCAGCCATAGGGTGAGGGCCAGTACGTGCTGGCTTTGTTGCAGGTTTACGTTTCTTTGATTTGTACATAAGACACCATTGGTTTCTCTTCAGCTTGCGACACCAAGCTGGGTTGCTCGACAAGACCGGGCCAGCATTTATATCTATAGTCACACCAGCCACATTCTTTACCTAGTATTAAATTACCTGTGGGTTTCTTACGATAGATTTCTTCAATGGGTTTGTAGCATCGTTCAAACTTATTCTCAGCAAGTCGTGCGGCTAATGCCTGTGTATTCTCCGCAACCTCTTCGGCATCTATATCACCGGCTGATACATATTTGAACTCACCCGTTGCCTTGTTGATAACCCACCAGCCACCCGGCTTAACACCAGCAGCCTTGGCGTAGCCACCAAGCTGTGCAACGTACCCAAAAGAATCTGACTCAGCAAGTGTGGCAAAGTCCTTGAACTTATTGGTATAAGACCAGGGGCTTGCCGACTTGATGTCATCAACCTTACCATCGAGAATTAGGTCGGGTGTGCCATTGATGACGACACCCTCCCCAAGATCCATGCTGACATCTTCACCGTTACTGAAAGACACACCAGACTGAACAAGCAATCCCTTGAAGACAGCTTCCACAATGTCACCGATCATCATGTTGATTACGAAGTTCGTTGACCTAGGTATTGCAGACTCGGGTTCGTTCTTGTCAAACCAAAGCTTGCAATAGTCCCTACCGATATTCGACATGCGAAGTCGAAAGGTATTGTCTCGTTTAGAGAACTGCTTCTTCAGTGCCTCCCGAACATCATTCGTAATCTGCTCAATGATCTCGTCACTGAGGACAGTGTCATTCGACTGAATGTTGCTCAGGTACTGGTGTATTTTCAGTTCGGCTGGATGTTGCATTACTCGACTTCCACAAACTCTTCAACCACTTCATCGAACTCAGCATCTTGTTTCTGCTTCGCCGCTTCATGATAGGACTTGAGAATGTACTCATTGTATCCATCAATCCACTCGTTGAAGTCAGCAAATGTTTTCTGATCCGCATCCGTCAATGACAGGGTGGTGGACAGATCCAGTGCGGCATTGGGTGTCCAGAAGCTGGAGCCATTGGGCAATGGATTCTCACTGGTCGTGAGGTTAATGTAGTGCTGGGGTAGCAAACGATTCTGCTTTGCCATCTGAGCAATGGGTGAACCCATCTCTTTGAATGCGTCCTTGTTATCAACTTCCCATATGAAGGGAATGTTTTCAACGCTATCAACCGAGGCACCTAGGTGGTTAGTAATGCCATCCATATTGATGGTGCCGAACAGAACCCGAACTCGCTTGATGGACTTCAAAAGATTCTTCATGTCATCAGGCAGAGCTTTGTAATCTTCAATCCAACCACTGGGCTTGCCGCAGTTGAAGCCGCCTTCGTTGTCCCTGAGATCATTCTTCAGATCCGTAGCCATGACCGACTTGACAAAACGTCCCTTCTCACCCTGCTTGATATAACGCTTATACATAAAGCGTTGATTAAACAAACGGATGGCGGGTTCGGCACAGAAGTACTTGGTTTCTGTGTCGCCATGAGGAACACTCAGGCAGAACTGGCCTGCATCTACAATCTGAACCTTCTTCATCTTGCCCTTGATCTCTTCCTCACCCATCAAACCTGAGTGATCAATCTTCAATCGAGCAAGTGTGTTGGCCTTGGCCTTTTCTTTCTTGACATCTGCAGACATACCCATGGCGGCAGCGAGTTGCTGGAAGTTGCCATTGTCAGAGAGGGTAACTAATTCAGTCATAATATATTTCCTTTACTAAGAGTTAACTTCGGACTGCTCCAACCAATTATCACCGATCTTTGCTTCCAATGCAAGGGGCACATTGAAATTAATTCCCCATCGGTCATTGATTAATTGCGTAAGGTCTGACTGTACACCGTCTACAACCTTAATGCAAGTGTCAATTTCTTCTGGGTGAACATCGATAACAATGGAGTCGTGCACAGAGTTTACTACACAACTACGGTAAGGTTTCAATCTATTATAGATCTCAACCAAAGCTAGTGGAACTATATCACCGGTAGCAAAGCCTTGCACCGGGTAGTTCTTAATCTGGGTGAAGAAAGTCACAGACCCGTCACGCTTACGCTGAACCTGGGGGAATGCATACTCTCTGCCACTGGGTATCTTGATGAATTTGTAGCCAACAGCCTGGGTGGCAAGGGTCTTGTGCCACTTGGCAATGCCCTTGTACTTATCCATGAAGTGAGTGTAGTAGGCAGCTTCAGCCTCTGTCCTTCCGTAACCAGTGGCACCGTACAGTGGAGCGAAGGTGTGCATCTTAGCAACCTGCCTGCTTGTCTCCTGACCTGCATCGGTAATGACCTTGGCGGTGTAGCTGTGTACGTCAAAGCCTTCACTGACTTCCTTCATGGCAACAGGATCTTGGCTAAGAAATGCAGCTACACGAAACTCTAGCTGGGCGAAGTCTGCTTCCATGACCTTGCCCCCTTCCCATCGAGACTTGAACACCCGCTTGACCGGGAAGGTCTTGCCTCGTGGCATGTTCTGCATGTTAGGGTTAGCACCACTGAACCTGCCGGTTGCTGTGACATGCTGGTTCAGCCTGACATGGAGCATACCGTCATGCTTAATGAAGTCAGAGATACCTTCAACAAAATTACTCAGGTAGCTACCCAATGCAGACACACGCCTCAGTCCTGAGAGGAACGTCTTGGCTTCTTCCATATTCTTACTGGTGGCAACCCGTTCGAGAATCTCCAGGTTCCCTTTGTCAGTTCCGAATCCGTTCGCTGATGCCCACTTAGAGTTAGGGGGTGAGAACTTAAGTCCCGCAACCTCCTTGGTAGGCTGGAATAGATAACCCCCAGAGCATCCAGTACATTTCGTAGGCTTCTTGAAAAGCGAACCATCTTTCTTCACCTTATGAATAGACCCAGTGCCTTTGCACACAGAACATTGTACCGCCTTTGTCTTGTATAGGGTAGTGAAGTTGCGCTTGACTGCCTCCTTGAAGTCGGCATCCTTCATGTAGGGTGTGATAGCTGACACCCATGCTGACTTGTCTCTGGGCTTACGGCTGAAGATTACCCAGCTTAACTGCTCAGGGCTATTGAGATTGACAGGTGTGTCACCCATAAGGGTACGAACGTACTCATTTAGGGTACGCTCAAGCTCTGCCTTCTCTGTCTCAAACTCAATACGAACCTGTTCAAGCGCAGACTGATCAACGAAGAATCCGTTGGAGTAGATTCGTGTAAGTACAATACTAACCTCATTGGTTAGCTCGACTGTCTTAAGTAAACCCTGATCCTGCGCCGTCTGTAGCCGTGCAGATAGTGCCTCATATATTCCCTTGGTCGCAGCAAGGTCTGCTCGAAGATACCCCGAGAGTTCCAAGGCGGGTATGTCACGGGTGGTGTATCCCTTCTTAAAGTATTCCTTCAAGGTGTCTTCTTTAGCAGGTGCACCATACCTTGCAGCCACAGAACCTAGGTCGAGTGGCAGCGACTGACCTCTGAGCATGACGTACTCACCTAGCATGGTGTCGAAGATCTTACCTTCGTACTTAAACCCGCACTGCCACAGCCAGCACAGGTCGTGACTGAGGTTGTGTCCTACCAGTACGTCTGCCCAGTTCAACCATTCCTGTACCTGATCACACCCATTCTCTGTGGGTAGTGCTTCCGAGTGATCAAAGATGATGACAACGCTCTCGTCCTCAGTTGCTTTCTGCATACCTACCATGACAAGGGTATTGCCAACCTCGAACGGGTCGAGGTGCTTCCTTCCATTGCGATGGGTAACGACATTCTCAACATCTAAGATCAATGTGTTCACGAACTATAGACTCCTGTGTGGTAGTCAAACTCACAGTTCACAATCCTGTGAACCCCGGATATTTTATTCTTGGCAATGTTCAGGTACCGCATGCCATCGTCTTCGGTCTGATCATTCAAGGGCGGGTTCCTTGCAATCAGAATCATAAGATCCGATTCACCTGCGAGGCCTGTCTTGCTACCCTCGATCATGGCCTGTGACAGAACAATCTTTCCCTCTGCCTCAGCACTAAGCTGGGTACAGTAGACAACCAGACAGCCATACATCTTACCAATGTTACGGGCATAGACTGCATTGGCTTTCAGTGTCTCGTGATTGTTACTGGCGGCACCGTCCTCAGCAAACTTACTGCCAATGTCCAGCACCACAATGTCAGGCTTCTGTGCCTTGATCACAGCCTCTGCCCAGGTCATGGGCTTTGTGGTTGCATCGACAAACTTAATGTTGTCTTTGATCGGATCGTAAAGCCTGTGTGCCTGTGCCTTGTCGGCAACAATCTGTGCCATCGTCATACTCGTGGCTGCTGTCATGTACCTGCTGGCTACACGCTCAGGCCTCTCCTCATTACAGAGCACAAGGATCTTGGCACCTTGGTGTGCCCAGCCATTCGGTGCAGCACAGAGAGTGGCATGGAAGCTTGACTTACCTACATTACTACGGGCACCAATGACAAACAGCATGCCATTGTCAAGGCCATGCACTGCGTTGTGAAGGCTGTGCACATTGAACTGCCACTTGGTATTGTTAGGCGCAACAGACAGCAGGTGATCGATGCTGTTGTCTACATAGTTAACCCTGATGCTGGGTATGAAATCGTCTTGGTAATTATCCAGAATATTTCGCAAGGGTTCCATCGAATGCTGCTCACCGTTGACGTACTGAAAGCCAAGGTTAGCAACCTCTTCACCGACAACCTGCCTGAACATGTTACTTAATATTTCACTGGCAATGTCAGCACCAATCGGATCAGAGGTCTTGATCTTCTGAAACTGCAGATCGTACTGTTGTTTCTGTGCGCTGGTCAGTGTGGGATTGTTGGCAAAGAACAGTGCCTTGACTTCATCCAGTGTGAGATCACGCTGGTAGTTTTCCATGGCATTGTCAATGATCCGTTTAACCTTCTGCAGATCTTTTGTGAAGAGCTTGTCGGGACAACGATGACCCCGAGTCTCGTCATAAAAGTCTTTGGTTAATAGGGATTTGAGTAGAGCGTGTTCCAATGTCTGCTCCTAAAAGTTGTTGGAGGGATTGAATATCGTCTTCTGACCGATACTTAAGGTCATCATACAGGTTCATGGCGAGGCAGTCAATGCCTTGTGCCCTGAGTGCTCGGGTGTACTCAATCGTCTTGACCATGGCATCGGGGTCGAGTGCCACAATCACCTTGCTGTATTTTCGTAGGGCTTCGACATGCTCGGGCAGAAGCATTGTACCTAACAGAGCAAAGCCGGTGCCACCTACTGTGTTTACAACGCAGGCACTTATTGCATCTTCGACAACAACTGCTGTGTTGGTGAAGCCTGCAATGAAAGGTGCCCTCGCACTGCCATACCTACGCCACTTGAATGCGGTAGGTTCGGTTGCCCTACCCACTGCGTCAATGATCACGGCATCCTGGTAGACAGGGAAGACCACTCGACTTTCTTTGACATCCCATCGAATGTCAAACCTAGCAGGACTGATCCTGTACTTAAAACAAAGTTCAACCAGTGCAGGTTGCCTGTAGTCAATGACAATCCATTCGGGCAGCGTAAAGTTATTTACACTAAGTTTCTGTTCTTTATTCATGTAGCTACGTATCTCCTCGGCAGTCAGGTTTGTTTTGGTTGCCCCTGACACACGGCAACTATGGGCATAGCAGTTCCACATTAATGTGCCCATGTCATTCTTGGCAGTGAATGTATTCCTACGTTTGCAGACAGGGCAGTTACCTCTGTGGGTCTGCCCTTCAGGCAGGTCTAAGTCGGTAACGAACTGCCTTACATTAGCCACTGTTCTTCTCCTTCAGCTTGGCTTCAACAGACGTTACATACACCGGCACCAGACCTTTGGTTAAGTCCATCTTCTCGGGA